TGAATCGCCTAATGGCGCTATTACATGAGGCGGTCGAAGCGGCCGAGGTACCGCAAGACCAGCACGCCGGCGTCTTTGATGGGGCTCGTGCCTACCTCGTCGATTGGGTCGGTCAGACCCAGGGGCGCGAGCGCCTTTCCGATTGCTCGTGGAAGGCGTACGACGAGCTTTGCGCCCAGGTCCCGGCGGCGGTCGAGGCAGCGATCTCCGGTCAGGCACCGGCACCACGCCATCCGCGGCCCCGGCTCGTGCGCCGCTACGGTAGCACGCCGCGGTCGTTTAACACGCCCCGGCGTGAGTTCTAAGCATGAGCGACGAAGCCGATAACGCCGCCCTACTGGAGGAGACCGGCGCGTTGCGGCTGGAAATCTCGGGCCTCAGAATGACCATTCGTCAGCGCGACAAGCGCATTGAGCAGCTAGAGGCGGCGCTGCGCAAGGCACGCCCGTGGATCGCGCGGCCACACATCGCACACACCGGGCGCGTCGAGCTATTGACTTATATCGACGCCATCCTCGCCGCGCAGCCGCCGGAGGCGAAAGGCTAGATGGCGAGTGCGCTCGACGACGCCGGCCCGCTGCTCACCTTCGACGATGCGAGCCACATTTACCGCGTGGATGGCGTCGCCGTGCCGTCGGTGACAGAGCTCCTCGAGGCGGCGGGTATCTCGCCGGATTACAGTCGGGTCAACCCCGCGGTCCTCCAGCATGCCCGCCGGCGAGGCCTACACGTGGATTTGTGCTGCGACCTCGACGACGCCGACGACCTCGACTGGAGCTCGGTCGACCCCGAGGCCGTTGGCTACGTGCAAGCGTGGCAATGCTTCAAGGCCGATTACGGGTACCGGCCGCTCGCGTCGCAGGTCATTCTGTATCATCCCGGCTACGGCTACGCCGGCACCGCCGATTGCGTCGGCGAGCTCGACGGGCAAGTAACCGTGGCGGAACGCAAGGCAACCGCGCGCATGGCGGCATCCTACGCGCTCCAGACTGCGGGCTATACCGCCGAAGGGCTCTGGAGCGCCCCGCCCGGTGGCGGTCGCCTCTCGCCGCTCGAGTGGGGTACGCCGGCCCGGATCGGCGTCCACTTGCAGCGCAACGGCCACTATGAGCTCGTCGAGTACGACGACCCCGCCGACCATGCGGCGTGGCTCGGCATCGTCGCGCTCGCCCGCTGGCGGAAGGCGAACGGGAAGCGCTAGGCACTACGCAGCCGCCCTCGTATAAGGGGCCGCATGACGGCGAAGGACATTCGCGCCGCGGCGTCGGCGTTGGGGAAGCTCGGCGCCCGCAAGGGTGGGCTCGCGAGGGCCGCGCGGCTGTCGCCCGAAGAACGCTCCCGCCAGGCCCGCCACGCCGTCTTGGTGCGCTGGGAACGGGTGCGGCAGTCTGCCGCAAAACGCGCTTGACTGCTGCATAGCCGGGCACGTAAGAGGGGGCATGGCGCGCTGGGACCACCAGCTCTGTCTCGAATGCTACGACGCCCGCCAGCCCGGGGCGCCCGCGCACAGCGTCCCGGGCGACCCCGGCACCCGCTGCTGCGCCTGCGGGCTCGGCCCGGCGCGCATCCCGTATCGTGACAACCCGAAGCACTACCGCTTCTGTCGGTTCGTGCACCCCGAGGGGGCTGGGAAGGCGGGCTGACGGACGGAGGCGGGCACCGCGGGCCTTGACTCCCCCGCGCGCGGGCGCGTCGGTGACCAACCCTTCCCGGCGCGTCCCGTGTCCGTCCCGGCTACGGCTTGCGGTGCTCCAAGAGCGGGGTTGACCACTAGGTGCCACATGGGGTAGTGGCGGCCCATGGCAACCCGACGAGGGAAGGCAAGGGGAATTGGCGCTCGCGCGCGAGTCTTCACCGTTCCGATCAAGCTCTGGGTCACCCCGGAGATGTACCAGGAGCTAGAGACGATGGCGGACGAACGCGAGTGGACTGTCCCGCACGTGATTCGCTGCGCTGTGAAGGAAGCGCAGGAAAAGTGGTCTAGTCCCTGAGCCGCTCGAGCGCTTCACTGGCGAGTGCCTCGAGCACGTCGGCGGCAAGCGCGGCCGTTATATCGACGCCCCCGAGCCGCACGAGCAATTCAACCGACCCTAGCTCACTCGGAAAACACCGCTCGGGGGCGTCGCCATAGCGGCCCCGCGTTCCTCGGGTCGCGTCGAGCACCTCGACGGTGACGGGGGCCGTTATCTCGCTTTCAAAGATCACGAGCCGAGCCGGAGCACGAGCCGGCGCCGTATCTCGTGGTGCGCGGCGAGGGCTTCCTCTTCCGTTGTGTAGCGGAGCCCTTCCGTTTCCTCGTCGGGCTCGCCCCCCGGCACGGGAAACGGAAGCGCGGGCCGTACCGGCACCTCGCGGCCCGAGCCGGGCATGACCACTACCTCGCGCGAGCCCGAAAAGCGCATGGTTTCAAAAATGAGCGGCGGCCCCATGAACGCGTGGTCGAGCCCGAGCCATACCGTCGAAAGCGTCGAGCCGTCGGGTAGCTCGTCGAGCGCGACCGATTGATAGCCGGGCCGCTCCATGAGTTGCGCCCATAGAATCGGCGCGGGTATCGAGCCGTCGGCGCCAATCGGGAAGCCTTGCCGGTCGTAGTACATCGGCCGGCTTATAAAGCCCACCGTTACGGGGAGGGTGCGCCACCGCGACGTATGCAAGTCGCACCAATCGAATAGGCGCGCGATTTCGGCCCGACCCATCTAGCCAAGTTGGTCATGGCACAAATCCCGAAAAAAGCCAGGGCCGGCAGAGGATACTGCTGTGATCCGGCCCCCGCCTTCGATCGTCGGACGCAGAGCCACCCACGTTTCATATGCGTGCTCCCAGAAAGATACCTCATCCGCTAGCACCGACGTGAACGTGTGTTGTCGCGCTTGCTCCTCGCCCTCGCCGAGCGCGACGATCTCCGAGCCGTTGGGAAACCGGATCAAGCCGATGGAATACTCGACCTCGACGGGCTCGAGCGGTGCCGGCACGTGGCGATGGATGAAATGCGCCCGGCGCACGAGCTCGCACGAGCCCTCGGTTTCTGTGCGGCCGAGCTTCCGGGCCATGAACGCGACCTTGGTGAGCGGCGTGAACCTTGCCAGCCAGTAGTTCACCGCCACGAAAAGCCACGTAATGACCATGCGGCGCGATTTGGCAACGACGACGATTGGGGCCGACTGCCACCGGCGGATGAGGAGCTCGGCATATTCTTGGTTAGGGTAGCGCCGCACCATCCCGGTCGCCTCGTCGCGCGTCCAGACACAATCCCGAATGAACGCCCACGGATCGCCCGCTTTGCCGTAGTTCGCCGTCGCCTTACGACGCTCGAGCTCGACCCGGGCGGCGGCGCGCACCGCCAAGGGATGGTCGGGGCCGAGCACCCGACCGGCGCCGGGGGTGCCGCTCATGTCGTCGGGCCGGGCACCGGGCCGGGATCGGGCACGCCGGCTTTCTCGCACCATGCCGAGCGACATTCCGTCTTGTCAAAGAGCAAATCCGGCGCCGTAGAATCGAGCGTACGGCCGCCGGGCGGATTCGGAATGCTCGGGTCAATGTGAATGAAATTCGCCGAGACGATGTACCAACCCTCGAGGCTCGTGCTTGTTTGGTGGCATGTATCGCACACGTAGGCCGTCGGCATTAACTCGTTTCTCCCTTCACGCCATGCCCCAAATTATAAAGTTGCCCGGGGCATCCGAGGTGTGCAGCGTCCCGCCCCCAAGCCAGAGCACCATCGGCCCCCAATAGTGGCTCCCCGCCGTGTTATCGTACCAGGCAAAACTCGCGTTACACGGAATCGTGGCGCCGAGACTGCCGCCCGTGCCGGTTGATACATGCGAATACGTCACCATATTCCCGTCGCGGTGAAACCCAAAATACCAATCGTAGGTCGTGCCTTGCGTGCCGACGATGTAAAACGAGGCGAAGCAAAAGATGAATCCCGTGCTGCCGGACGGGATATTGATTGTGGGGGTGTTTCCCATGTTGATCCATGCCCCCACGGAAGTGCTCGACCAATTCGCGGGAATACCCACACTGGCCACGCTGCGAGTGGACGCCCCCGGAGCGAGCATGCCAGGCGTCACACTGCTCCCAGCGAGGGTGCAGTGCGTGACGCCGTCGGCGCTGATGGAGAATGGCATCGTCACGTTGCCGGCGCTGGCATTGGCGGCACGTCGGTATACGGCGAGTTGATCGAGCGACATGTCGAGCTTCAACGCCCACGATGGGGAGGTCGTCGTGTCAGGGCTCCACGGATGGTTGACGTCGAGTTGGAGGGACTGATTCGAGTCGATGGTGCCCTTGCCGGGTGCCGTCCCAAGCTCAATCAGGAGGTCGCCAACCGCTGGGAGCTTCAAGTGTCCGGTATTTGTGAAGCTCGCGAAATTGACAAATGCCGGAGCCCCCGTGGTTGCTGGGGCGCGGTATATATTCAAGGCATCCGGTGCCGGTAAATTCGCCTGTAGGGACCACGCCGGTAGCGTGGAGTCGTCTAAGGCTCCGCCGGCGGCGGGGTTGCACGTCATGTTCCACCGGAGCGCGCCGCCGCCCGCCGCGGTACCGAACGAGCCTACATGAATTTTGTTCGCCACGGTCGCCGCACCGACGAGGAGCCCATCACCGCCACCCGCGGTCACCGTCGTCGCCACGTTGCCGGCCGGGACCGCGACGTTACGCGGCGAACTGGCCGGTTGCAGGGTCGTGCCGGTGTCCGTCCAATAGGCATTTTGTACCGGCGTCGTTGACGACCACACGGCACCGTCCCACGTGTAGATGGCCCCGGTGGGCGCGGTGTACGTCTGCCCGACGGTCAGGGGAGGATTGGGAAAATCGAGCGCGGCCATCTAGGGAATCCTCACGATCCAGAAGTAGGCGGTGCTTGTAGCGTTAATGCTGGCAGCCGCAGCACAGTAGGGAACAGCCTGCACGTAGTCGCCGGCATTGAGTCGCATAGCGTGCGTCACGACGGCCGACCCATAGTCACTCGTGACGCGGGGCATGTCGCCCCGGATAAGGATGTCGCCTCCATTGAGCCACATAGACAAACAGACACGTGTTGCGGTCGTCCCGAATGAGCACTCCTGTCCAAAGCCGAACAGATACATCCCGGCACTAGGCGCCGTCAGACGTGACGGTTGGCCGGAGGAATAGAAGCCCCCCGTGTCCTGCGCGACCGTGTCCCAGGTCAAGGTGTTCCAGCCGGCGGCAAGTGTGGTACTCGCAGCGCTGCGCGTCACCTTGGCATTGATCGACTTCGCATCTGCGGCGAGCATGGCCGCCGACACGGCCGCCGGGGCGATTGTCGGTGATGGGTACTGGCCCGTTAAGCTCCCGCCCGCCGCGCCCGACGGGACCGACGTGGTCGGCGTTGCCGGCACCCATTGGCTCGAGCTTCCATCGTTATAATAGACATAGAGCCGGCCGTCGGGGTCGTTCCGCCACCAGTACTGTCCCACCGCCGGTGATGCCGGCGCCGTCGGCCCGATGGCGGCGTACGTCGGTGGCCCCGCCGGCCCTTGGACACCCTGCGCGCCGGTCGCCCCGGTCGGTCCCTGCGGCCCCGTCGGCCCCGCCGGTCCTTGCGGACCCACCGGCCCGGTCTGCCCAACCGCCACTACCGCGAGGTAGATCGATTCGTTGTTCGTGAATGCCGCCCCGGTGCCGCTGCTCAGCCACGTGACCGCGACCGCACCGTACGTCCCGTTGTCCACCGGCGTGGCGGTGATCTGGTACTTGGCGAATCGCGTCGAATCGGCCTTGTCTTGGAGGTAGAGATTCGAGCCGACCTGCAGCCCCTTGATCACCACCGTCAGATCGTTGTTCGCGTTCGTGATGTAATGAATCCACATCAGCGTCGCGGCACTGGCGGTCGCGTTGTTGAGTGCCACGTAGCCCGACGCAGGCGGCGCCACGGTCGCCGTCGAGAACCGATAGTCGAGCACGCTGCTCGACTGCCCCGGCGCTCCTTGCGGTCCCGTGGCTCCGGTCGGCCCTTGCGGTCCCGTCGCCCCGGTGGCGCCCGCCGGTCCCTTGATGTTCGAGACCTTCGCCCACGCCATGGTCAGTACTGGTAGACGTCGCCGCTCACGGTATCGAGATACATGTCGCCCGCGAGCACCCCGGGAATCGTGCCCGGTGCCCCCGCCCCCGTGTTCCAGAGCGACCCGCGCGTCCCGGTCGCCCCCGCCGGCCCCGCAGGTCCCGGTGGCCCTTGGGGACCTGCGGCACCCGTCGTCGCACCCCCCGTCCGCCGCGGCGGCCGCACCTGCATCGGCTTCGTGACGACGGAATCCATCGCGGCCGCGGTTCTACTCCCGACCGCCTGGGTTGGCTACTCCGTCGCTTTGAGGGCTTCCCGATCCATCAGCGCCCCGACATACGCCACCATGCCCCGCAAGATCGTGCCGGCATGCGCCCCGACACTCCGCTCGGCACCCCACCACGGCTCCAAGCCACCGTCTTGACCGGCAACCACCAGCACCAGGGCACGTACGCGCCCGGCGTCGATCTCCGCACAGAGCTCCTCGAGCGCCGCCGTAATACCCACGGCATCGTCGAGCACGAACACGCGGCTCACTCCGACCCCTCACCACCCGGCAGATACCCGGCGACACCTTTAAAGCGCTCCGGCCACTCGGCATCCTTCGCTAACCGCTCCAACTCTTGATCACTCATCTGCTCGAATAAATGCGCATGTAAGATGGCCTTGCGCTCGACCTTGTCCCCACTCACCGTCAAGAGCAGCTCGCCGGCACGCAACGCATCCGCATCCCGCCGCGCCCTTCCGGTGCGCTCCCCCGTGCGTCGGTCTTTGACCCCACCGGCGAGCTCCGCCACATGCTCCATCACCGCCGGCGCCGCCGCCTTCGCCGTCGCCTGCACCCCGTACTCCCCACGCAACACCCGCTGCACCTGCTCCTCCCGGATCAGCTCGATGATGCGCTGCACCGCCGGATGCTTCAGCAAGGTCGCCGCCCGCGCCACGTTGGTATACCCGACCGCCCCGGCTATCGTGCGCAGGTCGTAGCCCCCTAAATGCAGCATCGCTACCGACCAGTACCGCGCCGACACCGAGCGCCGGAGCTCCTCGAGGTTCATGCTCGGAACCGACGCCAACCACCGACGCGCCTCCTCTTTCCGCGCCTCGCGCGATAACCGCGCCGCCTTCTGCATCTTCGCCAGCCGCTCGATCACCTCCGCCACCGGCGGCCCACGATGCGTCTGCACTCCCGCGCCCGTCCGCTCGTCGCTCACGCCTCCGCCGCTAGCACGCACCC